GAATTATATCCAAAGATTTATCCTGAATCTAAGTGGCAAGAAAAGAAAAGTCAGTGGATCTTTCCTAGCGGTGGAAAATTATGGATGACTTACCTTGAACGGGATGAGGACGTTCTTCGATACCAAGGTTTGTCTTTCAGCTACATAGCCTTTGACGAACTTACCCAGTACGCAACGCCATTCGCTTGGAACTACATGCGCTCTCGTTTGCGTTCCACAGATCCAACCCTTCCACTATTCCAAAGGGCTACAACAAACCCAGGTGGTAGAGGACATGGATGGGTGAAGAAGATGTTCGTAGATCCTGCTCCAGGGAATATAAAGTTTGCAGCAACGGACATCGATACAGGGAATGCACTTACGTTTCCTCAAGGACATGAAAAAGAAGGACAGCCGTTGTTCTACCGCAGGTTCATACCTGCAACTTTGAAAGACAACCCGTACCTGATGAAAGACGGGCAGTACGAAGCCAACCTCTTAGCATTGCCAGAGATGCAAAGGCGGCAATTACTAGAAGGGGATTGGGCTGTAGCAGACGGTGCAGCGTTCCCTGAGTTTAAACAGTCTGAACATGTCTGCGAACCATTTGATATACCCCCCGATTGGCGCAGGTTTAGGAGTTGCGATTATGGATATTCGTCTTTTTCTGCAGTTCATTGGTTTGCAATTGATCCAAGTTACGAAACGCTTTACGTCTACCGTGAGCTTTACCTCTCTAAGCACACTGGCAAAGACCTCGCCCAAGCAGTTATGGAAGCGGAGCAGGGCGAAAGTATCCAATACGGTGTCCTCGATTCATCGTGTTGGCACAATCGGGGCCAAATTGGGCCATCTATTGCGGAAGAAATGATCTCTATGGGATGCAGATGGCGTCCTAGTGATCGTACCGCAGGTGCAAGAGTATCAGGAAAGAACAGATTTCACGAAGTTTTAAAGGTAGACCCTGTAACAGAAACCGCAGGTATTATTTTCTTCAATACATGCCGACAGATTATAGCAGATTTACCCGTAATACCGTCAGACCCAAAAGGATCAGACGATATAGACCCAAGATACGCATCAGATCACACATACGATAGCGTTAGATACGGGATTATGAGCCGCCCCAAAGCTTTCTCGCCCTTCGATATGGGCCAAGGCGTTCCGATACAGCGGTGGAAACCTTCAGATTCAACATTTGGATATTAAAATATGGCGTTAATGGATAAACCTACTGGCCCGTCACCTGACGATGCAACTGAAACAGAACAAGTTGTAGCTTTAGAAGAAAATGGGGATGTAGAAGAAGAGAATATTGAGTATTCTGGCATTGCTTCTTTTATAGAAAGTCAGTTTAGACGATCAAAAGACCAAAGATTGTTCGATGAAGACCGTTGGTTAATGGCATATCGCAATTACAGAGGCTTATACGGCCCAGAAGTTCAGTTTACCGACACTGAGAAGAGCCAAGCCTTTGTAAAAATCACAAAAACAAAGGTTTTAGCGGCCTACGCACAGGTTGTAGACGTATTATTTGCAGGAAGTAAGTTTCCTGTTGGTATTGAGGCCCGAAAAGACCCAAATAGCGTAGCAGGGGCAGTAAATTACGATCCTAACGCTATAACACCAGAAAAAGTACAGGATAAAGTGGGTGTTGAGTATACACCAAAGCGTCCTATCGCACGTCCAGATCTTGACCGTGATTTAGGGGTTTTTAAAGACACATTAAGTCCGATTTCTGAAGAATTACAGTCGGGAGATGGTACTACGCAGTCTTCTGTGACTTTCGAACCTGCAAAAAAAGCGGCTCTTATGATGGAGCGCAAAATGCATGATCAATTGGACGAAACTGATGCATCAAAGCACCTTCGATCTGTAGCATTTGAAACGTGTCTATTTGGAACAGGTATTTTAAAAGGGCCGTTTGCTTTTGATAAAGAATACCCTCGTTGGGATGAAGAAGGAAACTACGATCCTATCTTCGAAACGATCCCCAAAGTAGAATACACAAGTATATGGGATTTCTATCCTGATCCAGATGCTCGAAACATGAGCGAAGCAGAGTTCACTATTCAAAGACATAGGTTGAACCGAAGTCAGATGAGAGCTTTGAAAAAACGCCCACACTTCCGTGAAGAAAGCATCGAACTGGCTATAGAGTACGGAGCCTCTTACTCCAGAGAATACTGGGAAGATGCTTTGGATGAAGCAAACAGTTCTGAAAGCCCAGAAAGATTTGAAGTATTAGAATACTGGGGGGTTATGGATGCAGAGTTAGCGGAGGAAGCTGACTTAGATTTACCAGATGACGTAAGTGACCGTGACGAAGTACAGGTAAATGTTTGGATATGTAATGGGCAGATACTAAGACTAGTTATTAATCCGTTTACTCCAACTCGCATACCATACACTGCGGTTCCATACGAAGCTAATCCGTACTCATTCTTTGGGGTAGGCGTTGCTGAAAATATGGAAGACACGCAGCTTCTTATGAACGGCTTCATGCGGCTCTCAGTGGACAACTCAGCCTTGTCTGGAAACCTACTTATAGAGATCGACGAGACTAATTTAGTTCCAGGCCAAGACCTATCAGTGTACCCAGGAAAAGTCTTCCGCAGACAGGCAGGTGCTCCAGGCCAAGCTATCTTCGGCACTAAGTTTCCAAACGTATCTAACGAACTAATGATGATGTTTGATAAGGCTCGACAGTTATCAGATGAAGCCACAGGGATACCATCCTACAGCCACGGTGTAGGTGGTGTTATGGGAGTAGGTCGGACTGCTTCAGGTATGTCGATGCTCATGGGAGCCGCAGCGCAAAATATCAAAGCCGTGGTAAGAAACATCGATGACTATTTATTGTCACCGTTGGGCAAGGCGTTGTTTGCTTTTAACATGCAATTCAACTTCGATGAAGAATACACCAAAGGAGATTTAGAAGTAAAAGCCCGTGGCACGGAAAGCTTGATGCGTAACGAAATTCGTAGCCAACGCTTACTACAGTTTATGCAGATGACAGCTAATCAACAGATGGCTCCGTTTGTTAAGTACGACTTCATCCTTCGAGAGCTTGCCGCTTCTATGGACTTGGACGAAGACAAAATTCTTAACGATCCAAGAGAAGCACTTATCCAAGCTAAGATGATGGCAGAGATACAGGCAATGATGCCTGAACAACCACCACAAGCACCTGTACAAGGAGCACCCTCACCAGATGACCCAACAGGCACAGGTGGTGGCAACATAGCTCCAGGCAATGCACCAGAGCCTACAGCCGAAGGTTTTACGGGATCAGGGGGTGGAGCAAACGGGGGAAACCAACCACAACAACCACCACAAGGCCCCGTTAATTAATGAATAAAGAAACTTACCGCAGCTTACTCCCTCTCGTTAACGACAAAGACATGATGGACAGGCTGAAAGAATACGCCAACAGCCGTATTAGTTATTTCCATCACCTTCTAGAGTTACAAAAAGACACAGATCGTATCTTGGAAATACAAGGCGCTATCGCTGAATTGCGTAGAATAAACACCCTCAGAGAAGAAGTAATAAAAGGTTCAGAATAGTGGATAGTAGTCTTCGCCCTCAAGCAAGACCTATGACAGAACTTCCTTACTCCGACATCGAAAAAATCGAAAAGATTGTATGGGCAGAAGCCCGTGGAGAAAGCTTGGAAGGTCGTGATGCGGTCAGAGGTGTAATCTTAAATAGGTTAGCTTCAGACAGGTTTCCAGACACAGTAGATGAAATACTTAATTCTACAGAGTTTGAGCCTATAGAAACCTATGGCTCCCTCTCTAGCATTCCTGCGCCACAGGATGATCTAGAAAATCAAATACAAGAGTTCGTAGATTATATTCAGTTAGGAGATGACGCTGTCGAGGGAAGAACCTTTTTTCAAAACAGTTCTACAACTGAGGGCAGAGGCACAAGCTTCACTGGGCCAGACGCAGTTACCATAGGCAATCACACATTCACCCGTGGGTACGAAGGACAAGAGCCTGTTCTAGATACCCGTTTTTCTCACAACATACAGATCACCTATCCCGAAATCGCAGATGCAAATTTTTTTTCATCTTCTGAAATGGCTCTGGGGGGGTTGATGGTGGCTCGTAAAGGTATTGATACAGAAGAAGGTTTAGAAATGGCTAACAAAAAATTTCAACTAGATGAAGAAGCAGCGGATTTGGATGGTGACAACGAACTTACTCCTTATGAAAAAACCCGTGGTGAAGCAGTTCAAAAAGCTATGGCTGATGATCCAGAGGCTGATGATAAGCCTAAAATGGCACATGGCGGCATGGCCTGTGGTTGCAGTGGCGATTGCGATGGAGGCTGTATGGATGATGGTATGATGATGCCAGTTGATCCTGTCTCAGGTAATCCAATTCCAATTGGTTCAAGTTCTAACGAAGTAAGGGATGACATCGAAGTGATGTTATCTCAAGGAGAATACGTTTTACCTGCAGATGTAGTGAAGTGGCATGGCCTCAAGCACATTATGGATATGCAGGAAGAAGCAAAGATGGGTCTGATGGCGATGGACGCAATGGGTTTGATTGCTGAAGTCGATATGTCGGAACAAGAAGATGGTGAATCTGAAGAAGAAACACCAGAGGGCAATAAGGTGGAAAAGGCTTCAGTGGAGGTTTCTGAAGAGGAACCAGAAGTTAATGAAACGGAAGAGTATCAAGAAAGTGATTACTCTACCAAGACTTCTATGTTTGGCATGGTGAAAAAACCAATGATTAAATTCATCGTGTAAATTTAATTGGGCTACCTTCAATCGAAGCCCCCAGAGGATAAAATGAGCAAATATAAAAGAAAAGAAGTAGAAGAAGATACACAAACTTATTCAGAAGAGTTGGTACAAGAACAGCCACAAGCTGAAGCAGAGCCAAAGGATGCGGAAGAAGTTTCGTTTAAAAAACGGTATGGTGATCTTCGAAGACACTCCCAAAGTTTAATGGGTCAAAAAGATCAAGAAATACAAAAGCTGCAGCAACAACTAGATAGTGCAGCCAAAGGTCAGATTAAGTTTCCTAAAACAGATGAAGAGATTGAAGCATGGTCAGAAAAGTATCCTGACGTAGCTAAGATTGTTGATACGATTGCTAGGAAACGGGCAAACGAAGCTCTTGAAGAAGGTGAGAAGCGTCTTGGTCATTTAAAAGATCTTGAAACGAAGCTCACTAAAAAGGAAGCTGAACAACAGTTAATGAAGCTACACCCAGATTTTCCTGAGATTAGGCAAGATCCTAAATTCCATGAGTGGGTAACTCTACAGCCAATGTATATACAAGATGCTCTCTATAAAAATAATACAGACGCACAGGCCGCTTCCCGTGCAATCGACTTGTATAAAGCCGATACAGGAAAGCGAAAAACCACGTCTAAAAAGTCAGCGGCACAGGCCGTTGGACGTTCAACACCAGTTGCACCAAAAGGCGAACCAAAAGCGAAGTTCTCAGAAAGTCAGGTAGCTAAAATGTCTGACAAAGAGTACGATACTAATGAAGCCGCAATCCTAGAATCTATGAAGACAGGTGAGTTTATCTACGATGTCTCAGGTGCAGCAAGATAAGTGGCGCAACACTTAAACTAATTAGCTATTTACTAAGTGGCATAGTTATGCTATAATTATTAGTAATGATGCTTTTCGGAGTAGGGCCTCAATAGACTACCCCTACACCGTTTTTAACCAGAAGAATGAAACAAACAGTCCACCAGTGTAGTGAGGCCCATGTGTACCGCAAATACATATGCACCCTTACAAAACGCACTGCCACTTAATGTGACCTTCTGAAATAGTCTGTCAGCAATAGCTGACCTGCCATCTCAAAAGGAGTATTAACAATGGCATTTCCAGTAGCAAATGGTTACGGCAATTTACCTAACGGTAATTTTTCGCCAGTAATCTATTCAAAGAAAGTCCAAAAGGCTTTCAGAAGCACCTCTGTTGTAGAGGATGTAACTAACACCGATTACGCAGGTGAAATCGCAAATATGGGCGATAGCGTAAAAATCATCAAAGAACCTGAAATCACTATCAACTCATATGCTCGTGGAACAGCACTTGCGACACAAGATTTGACTGATGCAGATTTCACAATGGTTGTAACTGAAGCAAATTATTTTCAGTTTGCAGTCGATGATGTAGAATCTGCACATAGTCATGTAAATTTTATGGATTTGGCTACAGACCGTGCAGGGTTCAAACTTCGTGATGCATTTGATCGTGAAGTTCTAGGCTATATGTCTGGTTGGGATTGGTCAGGTTCTGCATGGGCAGCCCGTACAGCGTTAGATACAGGAAGCACTAAAGCTAACTCAGCCGCAGGTAATGACGAATTGCTTGCAGCTAATAAGCTGACGCAAGGTGCATTTGGTGGCTCTACAGCGGCTAACTCTATTCCTCTAGCTGCAGGTGGTGGCGCAGGTGTTATCACTTCACCATTAGCCGTTATAGGCCGTATGGCTCGTTTAATGGACGCAGCAAACGTAGATACCGAAGGTAGATGGTGTATTGTTGACCCCGTCTTTAAAGAGCTACTCCTTTCAGAAGATTCAAAATTAATGAACGCTGATTTTGGTGGCGAAGGTGAAATAAGAAACGGACGTATGCCAGGTACTATTCGTGGTATGCGAGTATACGTTTCAAATAACCTTCCATACGAGTCAACAGGCCCAGGAACTTCAGCTTCTGCAGGTTCTGAGACTGCCTACGGTGTTATGGTTGCAGGTCACGATGCAGCGGTAGCTGTAGCGGATCAAATTGCGAAAACTGAGAGCTTCCGTTCTCCAGATACATTCGCAGACATCGTCCGTGGTATGCAGCTTTATGGTCGTAAAATCTTACGTCCTGAAGCTCTTATGACAGCAAACTACAACTTAGCGTAATAGCTTTCGGGGGCAGGGCTACTTGCCCCCTTCCTTCTTTTAAGGATCACTCATGCCCAGTACTTTTTTAACACTCTGCAATATGACGCTTAGACGGCTGAACGAAGTGGAGATTGCACAGGCCGACTTCGGATCGTGTCGAGGAGTACAGGCTTTAGTTAAAGATGCTGTTAAAGCATCGATAGCAAAAATTAATCAGACTGAGTTTGAGTGGCCCTTTAATGCTGCAGAACATACACAAGTTCTTACTGCAGGTCAGACAGAATATGATTGGCCTTCTTTTTTCAAG